ACCAAGATGCCACCGTGAAGTTGATGGGCTGGGCTGGTAACCTGACTTGCTCGGGTGCTCAGTTCCAAGGCGTTTTCACCGAATAACTGAAAGGAACAGAATCATGGCCTATTATGTGACTAACCCCCGCCTCGGCATGCAGCCGATTGCTGAAGCCTCGACCACGCAGAACCATCCCCTTGGTACTCGCGTGCAGGGGCAAGACCCGACTTATCTTGTTGGCGAGTTTATCTATTTGTCTGGTGTGGCCTCTACGGGCATCGGCGATTGGGTGACTTTCAACCAGGATGACAACTCGACCGCTCTGCTGGCTGCAAACGCCATCGGCCCGGTTGCGGTTGCTATGTCTGCAAACGTTGCCAGTTCTTACGGCTGGTATCAAATCTACGGCAAAGCTGTGGGCAAGGCATTGGCTGGATTTGTTGACAATGCCAACGTTTACGCGACGGCTACGGCTGGCAGTGTTGATGATGCCGTCGTTGCTGGCGACCGCGTGAAGGCGGCAAAAGGTGCATCGGCTGTGGGTACGCCGTCCGCTGGTTTGGCTGAATTTGAGATTCAGTATCCTTTGATGGATGACGGCCTCGCGGCTTAAACTGACGGGGGGCTTCGGCCCCCTGTTTTTCGCCCTTACGGGCTTTTTTTGAAAGAAAGTTGCAATGGAAAACCCAAGTGCAGACGAACGCAGTGTTTCGGTACGGTTCTTTAGCGAACCCGTCCACATGAAATTTGAATCAGAAAAAGAAGGCAGACCGATTTACAAGGAAATGCCGCACGTTAGCATCATCATCCCGGGTGACAAAAACACCATGATTGAGTGCAAGGCATCGGAAGAGCACAAACAGCGCTACCCAGTGGCTTGGGCCAGATTCCAACGCGGTGAATCCACCGTGAATATCGGAACCCCGCTTGAGCAATGGCCGCAAATTACGCGGGCACAAGTCAAAGAAGCCAAGTATGTAGAAGTGCATACGGTGGAGCAATTGGCGAACCTGAGCGATGACCACGCCGCGAAAATGGGCATGGGATTCCGCGCCCTGCGACAAAGCGCCAAAGACTACCTAGAAACCGCCAAAAACGGCGCGGCTGATAGCGCGAAGGCTGCTGAAAATGCCCGGTTGCGCGATGAGCTTGAAGCCATGAAGGCGCAGATTGCAGCGCTGTCATCGGCTGCAAAAGTTGGACGGCCTCGCAAGGAAACGGCTGAAGCATGACACTCACCCAATTGATTCAGCAAGTAACCGACGAACTCGGTTTGCCTAGAACCTCGCCCATTATTGGCACGGTTGACCCGCAAACTCGCCAGTTTCTCGCGTTGCTGAGTCGATTGGGCGCTGATATTGTCAAGCAGTTCGAATGGCAGCGGTTGATTAAGGAGCATATCCTGACAACCGTCGCCATCAACACGACAGGAACAACGGTAGAGGGTAGCGCAGTTATTACCGCCATCCCGGATACATCTGCAATGTCTACGCAATTTGGTTTAATGGGTGTAGGAATTACCCCATTTGCGCAGATTTTTTCTGTTGACAGCGCAACCCAAGTAACTATAAACATGCCCGCTACGGCGAGTGGCACGGTAGATATTGAGTTTTCTCAGACGCTGTATGACCTGCCTAGCGATTGGGACAGGGAGATTTCACAGACCGAATGGGACAGGACAAACCGATGGCCTTTGATGGGGCCACAATCTTCGCAAAGCTGGCAATCGTTTAAATCCGGCATTGTCTACGCTGGACCGCGTCAACGCTTCCGCATCCTGGCTAACGCCTACGCAATCAATCCTCCCCCTCCTGATGGGCTGATTTTTGCAATGGAGTACATGAGCAACGCCTGGATTGTTTCGCCCGCTGGCGTTGCACTTACCGCGTTTGCAAGCGACTCAGACACCACGGTTTTTAATGATTCGTTGCTGATAGCCGGATTGAAAGCAAAATGGAAATCTGCCAAAGGGCTAGACGCATCGTTTGACTTGTCAGAATTCAGGACATTGCTTGAGCAAAACAAAGCGCAGGACAAGAGCGCGGCGGTTTTGAGCTTGGGTGGGCCTTCACAGTCTATTTTGCTATCTACGGCGAATTTGCCGGACGGTAGCTGGGATGCCTGATGAATGCGGCTTCAATTGGCGCACCAGTTGGAGGGCTAAACGACCGTGACAGTATCGCGGCGATGCCCGTGGGCGATGCCGTCATTCTGGATAACTGGTGGCCTTATCCATCCTATGTTGGAATGAGAAAAGGCAGTACCCCTCATGTAACCGGGTTTGCTGCTACCGTTGAATCGTTGGTTGAATACCTCGCGCCTACGGGTACATCAACCATTTTTGCAGCGGCTGGCACGGCAATCTATAACGCGACCAGTTCAGGCGCTGTGGGCGCGGCGGTTCAATCCGGCCTTACAAATGCGCGGTGGCAAGAAGCGCAGATTACAACCCCTGGCGGTTCATTCCTTTATCTGGTGAATGGTGCGGATGCCCCCCGGCTATGGGATGGCGCTACCTGGGTTGCAGTTACCGGGGTTTCTGCCCCAGCGATTACCGGGGTGACAACGACCAGTCTTATTCACGTCTGCCTATTCAAAAACCGCTTGTTCTTTGTCGAAAAAGACAGTATGAGCCTTTGGTATTTGCCTGTTAACTCGGTAGGCGGAGCGGCTTCCGAGATTGACATGGGAAGCATTTTCAGGATGGGCGGTTACGTGATGGCCGCTTATACGTGGACTATCGACGCGGGAAATGGCTCTGATGACCATTTTGTGATTATCTCCAGCAATGGAGAAGTTGCAGTGTATCGCGGGACAGACCCCTCTTCTGCGGCTACGTGGGCGATAGTCGGCGTTTTCACGCTTGGTAGACCGCTGGGCAGGCGCTGCGGCATTAAATTCGGTGGTGACTTGGCACTGAATACAACCGAGGGCATTTACTCGCTGGGGCGCGGTTTGTTGTCCTCTTCGGTTGACCGCCGGGTTGCCCTGTCTGACAAGATTCAAAACAGCGTATCGCTTGCGGCTGAGACTTACGGGTCTAACTACGGCTGGCAGTTGTGTCTATTCCCTGATGCCAATATGCTGATATTGAACGTCCCAGCCGGGAACGATGTCAATTTTCAGTATTGCCAAAACACCATCACAGGCGCATGGGCGCGGTTTACCGGGTGGAATGCCAGTGTTTGGCTGAACGCTTCCGGTACGCTTTATTATGGAGATGGGAACTCTGTTGTTAATGGCTGGGTTGGAAATCTGGACGATACAACGCCAATAACTGCCGACATGCTTCCGGCCTTCAGCTACTTTTCAGCAAGGGCCGCAAACAAGTATTTCACAATGGTTAGGCCGTATCTGCAAAGCACGGGGAATCCGTCTGCTGTCTACGGTTTGAATACTGACTTTTCGGTCAGTGCGCCTACGGGTACGCTGAATTATGCGCCCGTTGCCGTCATGACTTGGGGGTCTATGGTTTGGGGCTCTATGACCTGGGGCGGCGGTTTACAACCCTTGACCGCATGGCAGACCGTTGGAGCGGTGGCTAATAGCGCAGCGCTACGGTTACGGGTTTTGAATAACGGCTCTGACGTGCGGTTGACCAATACGGACTATGTATTCCAAAAAGGCGGGGTGCTGTGAATGTGTGTTTTGATGCTGAAATTGTCGGCCCCTGGGTAAGTTCTAAAACCAATGGAGATTGGTGCAAAGGACGCGGGACGGCAATTGGTAAGGTATCTGGTGATAAATTGGTTGCAGGTGTGCTATATGAAGACTTCACGGGAAGCAATGTAGTTTGCCATATTGCCGGTGAGGGCCAGTGGGCCAGCCGGGATTTTTTGTGGTTGATATTTGATTACCCGTTCAATCAATTGAAAGTGAAGCGAATAACATGCCCAGTAGGTTCAACAAATGCAAAATGCATTGGACTTATGGAGGCAATGGGATTTACAATTGAGGCGAATTTGTCGCAGGCTATCCCTGGCGGTGATTTGTTTCTGTTTCGCATGTTTCGAGACGAATGCAAATACTTGAAGGATAGATATGGGAAAACCCTCAACACCCGCAGCGCCTGACTACGCCGGGGCGGCAAAAGAAACCGCAGCAGGCAACCTTGACGCCGCACGGATGGCAACCAAGGCCAACCGAATTAATCAGGTTACGCCTTACGGGTCCCTGACCTATTCTCAGTCAGGCGATGACCCGGATGCGGGATGGACGCAGACCACCAATCTGACACCACAGGCGCAGGAAACGCTGAATAAACAACAGGCGCTTTCAAACCAATACGCCGATATTGCGCAAACCGGCCTGGCTAAGGCTCGGGAAGGGCTAGAAAATCCACAGCTTGACCTATCCGCATTGCCAGCACGGGCAATGAATGTAGGCCAAACTGCGCAGGATGCGATTATGTCGCGCCTACAGCCTCAGTTTGCCAATCAAGAGGAAGCGCTGCGCACGCGGATGGCAAACCAGGGGATCACCCTAGGCTCCAAAGCCTACGGCACGGAAATGCAGCAACAGGCACAAGGCAGAAACGACGCCATGCTTCAAGCTGCGCTACAAGGCATCAATCTAGACCAAGCAAACCGCAGTAGCGCCATGCAGGAGCAGGCCTACATGCAGGACAGGCCGCTAAACCTGATTAACGCCCTACGGACGGGCGCACAGGTGCAAAGCCCCCAGTTTCAGCAGTTTGCCCAGCAGCAGACCACGGCAGGGCCAAACATGAGTCAGGCTGTAGGCCAGCAGTATGACGCATCGATGGATGCCTACAACGCGCAAGCCGGACAAAGCGCGGGCTTAATGAAGGGGCTTTTTGGACTTGCTACCGCTCCCTATGGCGGGACGGCTCTTGGTGGACTTTTTGGGAAGTAAACCATGAACGATTACGACCTCCAAGAAGCGCTTGTAAAAAGCAAGCTGCAACGCTACCAACAGCAGGCGCAGACACCAGCCCCGCAAGGGCAGATGATCGGCAAAACCTTTGTCGCACCTAACGTGCTGGAATACCTGGCGGCTGGATTGCGCGGGTACGGCGGCATGAAAGGCGCGGCCCAAACTGAAACCGATATGACAGGTTTGGCACAACGCAAACAAACGGCGATGGCTGACGCACTTCGCAAGTTTGGCGAAAGCGCACAAGGAACCCCGGCACAGCCCGGTTTTGAAGTGCCAGCCAATGAAATGGACGGCCAGCAAACCCAAATGAACCCGGTTGCAGCGAAAGCCCCTGACATGATGGGCGGGTATCAGCAATTGATGACCAGCGGGTTCCCTGAGTTGCAAAAGATGGGGATGCAAGGTGCACTTGAAATGCCAAAATTGCAAGCGCAGGAGAAAGAACACGCGGATAACCGCGCTTGGCGCACGGCGGAATCTGTGGCGGCGCGTGAGGCAAGAGCGGCAGAGGCGCAAGCCGCCCGCGATGCCCGGGCGGCGGACTTACAAGCCAGATTGGCAGACGCACGAACCAGCCAGCAAGAGCGGCTAGCGGCGCAAAAAGAACTGCGCCAGATGCAAATTGATGCGCAGAAGGAAATGAAGCAATTGGTAGCAGGGATGGCTGGCCAAAAACAAAAGACGCAATACGACCCGGTTCGAGGTGGTATTGTGGACTTGCAAACTGGCGAATTTAAACCAGCGATGCAAGGTGGCGTACCGATTGGCCCCAAGGCAACGCCACTAAAAGACCCGCCCGCATCCGTTCAAAAAGCGATGATGGAAAACAGTTCGAATCTGCGAAAGGCGCAAAACGCCCTTGATTTGATTGAAGGGAAAAAAGTCGGTGTTATGCAGGGCGACACAGAGGCAACGGGGTGGAAAGGGTTCGCCCCTGATTTTGCTTTGAATCGTTTAGACCCGGCTGGCGTTGATACCCGTGCGGCGATTGCTGACCTTGGCTCTATGATTATTCATGAGCGTAGCGGCGCGGCTGTGACAGCGGCTGAATTCCCGCGGTTACAGCCATTCATCCCCAAACCGAATGACGCGCCTGAAGTTGCAAAGAAAAAGCTACAACGGTTTGTTCAGGTTTACAACGAGGAATTGACCGCAATGCAAAACGCATATGGGCCTGATTCTGGTTACAGACAACCGGGCGGCATAACGCCAAAGCCACCTGGAGCGCCCAACCGGATTAAGTTGGACGCGCAAGGGAATGTTATCCCATGATTGAAGCTGAATTGCCTGATGGCACAATACTGGAATTCCCAGACGGGACAACGCCGGATGTTATGCGCTCGGCAGTTCAGCGCCTGAGAAAACCATCAGGCAGCAATTTCTCGAATCAAATTCCGGCGGGCAACACGGCACCATCACCACAAGCCAAGCCCGATAGCTTTATGCAGAAATTGGGCGGCGTAGGTGAAACTGCCATGGCTATGGGCACGGGCATGGTTGGCGGTGTTGTTGGGCCTGTTGCTGGTTTAGTTAAAGGTGTCACAGGTGGTAAGTACGGGACGCGCGAAGGAATACGCGAGGCTGATAAATTCGGTGGCGATGTTGCGCAAAGCCTGACCTATCAGCCACGCACGCAAACCGGGCAAGACTTAACGCAATCGGTTGGGAATGCGTTCCAAAACAGCGGGCTTATTGCAGTAGCCCCGATGGCTGGCGAGGTTTCGGCACTATCCCGCGCTGCACCTCCTGCAATGCGTGCGGCTGCTGATATTGGGCGGGCTGAATCCGGATATCTTGCAGAGGCATTGAGGGCTGGCAGCGGGGCAGTCATAAACCCAGTAGCTGGATCGCTTCAAGGCGGCGCTCAAAAATTGATGCAAAGCGCAATCAAACCTACGATAAAGCAATTGCA